GTTCTGGGTCTGGTTCTGAGTCTTGGTCTAGGTCTAGGTCTTGGTCTGGGTGTAGGAGTAATTGATGTTCCAAACAAAGAGAATTAAGTTTATGTCTTGGTCTATGTCTGGGAATAGGTCTGGGTCTTGGTCTGATTCTAGGTCTTGGCCTAGGTCTTGGTCTGGGTCTGGTTCTTGGTCTTGGTCTTGGTCTTGGTCTAGGTCTGGGTCTTGGTCTGGGTCTTGGTCTGGGTCTAGGTCTAATACTGCTTAAATTAAACAAGAGAGAAATGAAAATGGAAAACCTTCTTAACACTACTGATCGTGAAATTTTCTTCAACGTCTTCGAACAGCCTGTCGTATCTCATGACAGTCGTTTCATGGCTGAAGATAAAAAGATGCTTATTCGTACATCTGATGATGGAGACAAGTATCTAAACGTAGTGAATGATAAGTACCGTGTAGTTGAAAATAGAGAAGTTCTTGTGCCTCTACAGACACAGATGATCAACTACTTTGATCCTTTCGTTCTGGAAGATGTAAAGATTAAAGATACTATTTCTGCCAATGGTAACGTCTGCTATGCAGAATATCTCTTTCCAAAGCTGAAGCATGGTATTGAAACATCTACAGGGCATAAGACTGAGTTTGGTCTTCGTTTTGTAATGAAGAATACCTTTGATGGTAAAGGCAGTGTAACTATGTGGTCAGGTCTTATTGACTTTTTCTGCACCAATGGAACGGTACTTGGTAAGTATGATGTGACACGTAAGCGTCACAGTCGTAACTTTAATACTGATGGTTTTATTAGTGCCTTTGAAATGTCTATGACTACTCACAAAAATGCTGTTGAACGGTATCAGCGTTATGCTGACACTAAGGTTGGTTCCTCTACCAAGGTGCAGCAGTTGTTCGACAAGCTGACCAGCACCAAGCGTGAGGATCAGAAGCGTAGCGGAGGCTTGGCTGATCGTCTGTTTGCCCAGTGGATGGACGAAGTACGTGTACGAGGTGACAATCTCTTTGCTGTACAATCAGCTATGACGCACTACGCATCACATGGTGACGATGGTCGCTTTGACTTGACCAAAGCTGGTGATAATGGTACACTGTACAAGCGTAGTGATGAAGTTACGAAGTGGCTTCACTCAAATACGTGGAAAGACTTTGTTGAAACTATCGCTGCGTAATCTTAAACCTTTAATAGGAGAAAGTTATGCGTCGTTATAATTATAAGAACCATAGTGAAATTCCACCATACATGGCTGATTATCTCACAGATGTTGTTGGAACTGTTGAAACGGTAGAGGAAGTACCCCTCAATCAAATCAACGACTTTCTTAATGGTCTTGAAGAATGGTATGAAGATGATGTTGAGATACTCTACAGCACCTCTGCCATGACAATGCACTAACAACCTATGGAAGGAACGGCGGGATATTGTATACGGTCATACTTTATCCCGCCGTTTGTTATTACAATGAAATTAGAAACCAGCTTAAATCAATACGAAGAACTTCACAGGATTATTGAGACTAAGAAACGAAGACCTAAATCAATTACAATTCCTACTGAATCTCTCGTAAATATATTGATTGATCATTCTCGTATGTGTGCTAAACTAACAGGAATGGGGGTTAAGATAGAAGATGTTTAAATTTGTTATATTACTTATTTTAGGTTTTATTCTATCTCTTATTTTTACATTTGAGATAGAAGCTAAACAAAATCAAGTTGATTGCGTAGCTGAAGCCATCTACTTTGAAGCTAGAGGGGAACCTTTTGAAGGACAACTGGCTGTAGCTAATGTAATAAACAATAGAGTTAAATCTTCTAAGTTTCCTAATACACATTGTGATGTTGTCTACCAAGCCAAAAGAATAAATGGAAAGATAGTTAAAAATAAGTGTGCTTTTTCTTTCTACTGTGACGGAAAAGTAGAAGAGATAAGAGATAAAAAAGCATATAAATTAGCTGAGAATATTGCTAAACTTTCTATGCAAGAAGTTTATGTTGACATTGCGAAAAGAGCAACACACTTTCATACTACGAATGTCAATCCTTATTGGTCTAAACATTTAGAATATCTTGGTAAGATAGGTAAACATAAGTTTTATTATGAATAAGATACAAAAACATGTACCAACTTTATTGGCTATTGCTGAAGAAATAGAAGAACCTGTAAGGTGTTACCGTCTAGCTGCTGGTATAATATATAAAAATATGTTAGTAAGTGTCGGAGTAAATAGTTATAAGACTGATCCATTTCAAGCTAAGTATAGCAAGAACGAAAAGGCTATACACCTTCATGCTGAAATATCTGCAATAAAAAATGCGTTGCGTCAGTTAAGCGTAGATGATATACAGAAGACAAGCTTACTTGTTGTAAGGGTTAAGAGAGAGAATAATAAAGAACCTTATTCTCCAGCTATGGCTAAACCTTGTTCTGGTTGTCGTAGATGTATCGTTGAATTTGGTATTAAGAATGTTTATTATACTGGTGAAAAAGGAGAGATATACCAGCTATGAAATGTGAACTTATAAGTTGCTTAGGTACAGACCTTACGGTGGTTAATTCTGCTCGTGTCTCATTTGAGAATGAATCTCGGTGGGCTAGAGATATACCAGCATTAGGTATTACAGAACTTAGTGATAGAGATAAGAAACTAATTAAGTATCTAGCTAAACATAAACACTTTACACCATTCACCCATTGTGTTATTACAGTACGAGAAGAAGTTCCAATCTTTGTTGCTAGACAAAGGTTCAAACATACAGTAGGATTTAGTTACAATGAAGTTAGTAGAAGATATGTTGACTCTGATCCTGTCTTTTACCATCCAGACGAATGGCGTAGACGTGCAGAAAATAAAAAACAAGGATCAGAAGATGCAGGTGTATCGTCACAACAGCTTGTTAGTAAAGCATATGACAAATTTCTTATAGAAGCTAAAAAAATATATGATGATCTTTTAAGCATGGATGTAGCACCGGAACAAGCACGTATGGTTCTTCCCCAAAGTATGTACACCAGCTACTATGTCACAGGTTCTTTATCTGCTTTTGCTCGTGCTTACAAATTACGTATTGACGACCATGCACAGAAAGAGATACAGTACCTAGCTAAGATGTGGAATGAAATTATTGAACCTCTTTACCCCGTCTCATGGAAGGAATTAGCAGATGGCTAGTAAGAAACCTACAGGAATAGAAAAGCCAGCATGGGTTAAGCAACACATGCGTACAAGCATTGGTCAGTCTGTAAACAGTAGGCCAAAGAACAAGAACAAGCGTCGTAACTTTAAGCGTTACAGAGGACAGGGAAAGTAAGATGACTAAACGTATTCTAGTTCCTATTTCCGATACACAGAATATTACTTCTTTTTCTGAATATGCTCGTAAACTTTTTCAACAGGGTAAGATTACCTATGAAAAGTTTTGTAATATTGAAATGGTTGAACTGGGATACAACCCATACGATCCTAAAGATTTAGAAGAATATAATGACTTTATAGAATCTCTTAATGACATAGCAGATGAATTTGATGTAGAATTTATAAGTGAAATGATTTTTGGTCCTATTGAAGGAGAAGACGAAAGACTAGAAGTTAAGTGTACAGAGTGTGGCACATTACACTGGGTAGCACACACAGAGTGGGAAGCTTTGGTTTGTCTTACCTGTGAACATGAAATGGATAACCCATATGATAATAATAAAGGAAAGGAATAATGAAAAATTTATGGGAAAAGGATCGTAAGATTATTTACAAAGAACTATACTCTCAATATCTCCAAGAGGGTTATAGTCCTAAAGAAGCTAAGAGATTTGCATCAGAAGAGACTGAAGAATATATGTCTAATGAAACAGATTTTATAAAAGATATATTTTCTTATCAGGATGAGGATTGTTGAATGTGGAATGTTATTGTGAAAACTAAATACATTGAAACAGTCGTAGAAGATTCTTCTTATGAAGAAGACATATGGAAACTACTAGGAGACAGAAAACTGTTTACATCTCAGATGGGATATGATATTGAAGAGACGATAGATGGCTTCGTAGCCAAACGTAATGGAGAAGTAATTGCTATATATAGGGTACTCAGGGAAGATTGAGCATAATGGTAGTAAGTTTGTAAAACATATTCCATGTGAGTCGTGTGGTTCGAGTGATGCTTGTGCATTGTTCGATGACGGACATATGTTTTGCTTTAGTTGTAGACAATATTTTAAGAGTGATGAGGCATATACAGAGGAGACTAACATGCCACTCGATACTTTAAGTTATCCAAAACCTACAGCAAAAGGTCACGTATCAGCTATTACTGATCGTGGTATTACAAAAGATACAGCAGAGAAGTATGGTGTACATGTTGTAAACAATTGCTATGGTGACATAGTCAACCATTATTATCCTTACTTTGATGTAAATAACAGCCTTGTAGCTTACAAGGTTCGAGATGTAGCTACGAAGAACTTTTCCGCTTATCCGCCCGGTGCTATGTCAGCAGGTGTGTTGTTTGGTCAGCACCTTTGTCAGGAAGGTGGTAAGTATATCACCGTATGCGAAGGTGAACTAGATGCTATGGCTGCTTATCAGATGCTAGGATCAAAGTATGCAGCAGTCTCTATCAAGGATGGTGCAGCAGCAGCAGTCAAAAGCTGTAAACGTAGTTATGACTTTCTTAATTCCTTCAATAATATCGTCATATGCTTTGATTCAGATGAAGCAGGACAGAAGGCTGCACGTGAGGTTGCACAACTCTTTGAACCAAACAAGTGTAAGATTGTAGCACTGGATGGTAAGCTAAAGGATGCTTCTGGATACTTGACTGATGGTAAGGCACAAGACTTTACTCAGGCATGGTGGGCAGCACGTACCTACACACCAGCAGGTATTATCAATCTAAAAGATATTGGTCCTGAACTATACGAAGAAGGTAATCAGACTACCTGCCTGTATCCTTGGGATGGTATAAATCAAAAGCTGTACGGTATTCGTACTGGTGAGTTGGTAACGCTGACGGCTGGTACTGGTACTGGTAAGTCCAGCGTCATGCGTGAACTGATGCACCATGTTCTGAAAGAGGCTGAAGGCAATATTGGTGTTATCTCTCTTGAAGAGAATACCCGTTCAACCATCTTCCATCTTATGTCTGTAGAAGCTAATGCTAGATTGTACATACGTGAAATAAGGGATGAATTTCCAAAACCTGAATTGAACAAATGGCAAGAAGCAACCATTGGAACTGGTAGGTTCTATGCTTTCGATCATTTTGGTTCTATGGGTACTGAAGAAATTCTTGCTCGTGTACGCTACATGGTAAAAGCTTTGGACTGCAAGTGGATTTTCCTTGATCACCTATCTATCCTTGTCTCGGGTCTTGAAGGTATGGACGAACGTAGGAACATCGACATTCTCATGACTAAGCTTCGCAGTCTGGTAGAAGAAACTAATTGTGCATTGCTTCTTGTATCACACCTACGACGTACAGGTGCAGACAGTGGACATGAAGATGGTAAAGAGGTAAGCCTGTCACATCTACGTGGTTCACAGTCTATTGCACAACTCTCTGATGCTGTCGTAGCTATGGAACGTGATCAACAATCTGATGATCCTAATATTGCAAACACTACCACCATTCGTGTATTGAAAAATAGATATGCTGGTGAAACTGGTGTAGCTTGCCACTTGTTTTTCAACAAGGATACTGGTAGGCTGCACGAAGTTACCAATCTTGGTGACGATCTTGATGGAGGAAATGACGACAACGACATTTCCCTCTAAGGAAATATAAATGCAGGTAATATTAGACATTGAAACAGATAGTCTTGATGCTACAAAGATTTTCTGTATTGTTACGAAGAACGTAGACACAGGACAGATCAATATATGGAAAGAAGAAGAATGTCTAACTAAGTTTCCTGTATTTGCTAAAGGAGTATCGAAGTTCATTATGCACAACGGCATAAGCTTCGATGCTCCTACTCTTAATAGACTAACAGGAACAAAGATAAATGTATCTACAGTAGAAGATACTCTTATTCTTTCTCAGCTTCTGTTTCCAACACGTAGTAAACATTCTCTTGAATCATGGGGGATTGATCTAGGATTTAAGAAGATAGACTTCCAAGATTTTTCTCAGCTAACTAAAGAGATGATTACGTACTGTATCAGAGATGTTGACATTACCTTTCGTCTATGGCTAAAGATCAAAGAAGAAAAACCAGAGAAGTATCGTCAGGCTATTGATCTTGAATACAATGTACGTCGCATCATTGATGTTCAAGAAAAGAATGGCTTTACTCTTGATGTACAAAAAGCTATGACGTTACAAGCTTCTCTATCTGATAAGTCTCGTGCTATTGAAGAAGACCTACAACGTCGTTATCCTCCTGTTACAGAGGAAAGGTATTCAGAGAAAACAGGTAAGAGGCTGAAGGATAAAGTAACTATCTTCAATCCTGCAAGTCGTCAGCAGATTGCTGCACGTCTTATGGAACAAGGATGGGTGCCAGAGAACTTCACACCTACTGGTCATCCCATTGTAGATGAAGGCACATTAAAGAAAGTAGATATTCCTGAAGCACAGATGATTGCAGAGTATCTTCTTATTAACAAACGTACAGCACAAATAAAATCATGGCTAGAACTTCTTGAGGAGGATAATAAAGTTCATGGTAAGGTACTTACTCTCAAAGCTATCTCAGGACGTATGGCCCATCATAGTCCAAACATGGCTCAAATTCCGGCTGTGTATTCTCCCTATGGCGTGGAATGCAGAAGCTGTTGGATCACTTCTTC